TATTGATTCCGCAGAAAATCAGAAAAAAGAAAAAGATAAGAATTAAAAAGAAAATGCACGTGCACACGTTCATGGGGGATAAGTCGATCGCCGATATCGTGGCAATGGACGAAGAGCTAGACGCTTGCATCCTGTTTGCTAAGAGACTTTCAGTTAAGCCTCTCAAACGATATTATGGAGAGTTGGACGTCGGCGAAAAATACTACAATATTGCTTCCCCTCTTGGCTCAGCAGAGACCAAATTTGTTCCTCTTCTAGAAGGACGCTTTCTAGGTAACTATAATCGGTTTACGACGTCCTTTTCAATCCCCGCCGCCCCCGGCAGTTCTGGTTCTCCAATAATAGACGGTCGAGGCCGTCTCGTCGGCGTTCTTCACTCTGTAATACGAGGGTTCCACCATGTCACTTTTGCTTCTGACATAACTCTCCTTAACCGATTTATCGATGATAACATTACGGACTATTATGATTCATGGCATCGAAATATGTTGGAATTAACAAGACCCAAAACTAATTAAATTAAGGTTAATCGTGGCAAAGAAGACATATATTCTAGATACAAACGTCTACTTGACGGACTCCAATTCAATAAAATGCTACGGAAACAACGATATTGTTATCCCACTCAAGGTGTTGGAGGAAATTGACAAGCACAAGAAGCGTCAAGATGGTGTGGGCACAAACGCTCGACGCACGATTAGGGCTCTAGATGAGCTTAGAAGCGCCGGAAGCTTACGTAAAGGGGTGCGTATAGGAAAGAGCCTTGGGAATGCTAGGGCGGTCCCCTACGACGGCGCATCGACCCTCCCAACAGACTTCCCCACCGGAAACGCCGATAACGAGATCATAGGCGTCGCTCTCAAAGAAATGGAAACCTCTCCTCGCAAAAAGGTGGTTCTAGTTTCTAGAGACATAAACATGCGCGTAAAATGTGATGCCCTAGGAATATTGTGCGAGGACTATATAGACAACCAGATCGTTGATCATATCGATGAGTTATATGACGGATTTTCTAACCTCTTGGTAGACGATCAGTTGGTAGATCGTTATTACAATGGCGAACCGGTTATCATAGACAAAGATGAGTTCAACCTAAATCCTAACCAGTTTATCATGTTAGTTTCGAGCGCAAATTCTAAAAAAACAGCGCTGGCAAGATTCGCAGATCATGCAACACCTCTGCAAAAGGTAACCCAATTCAGTAAGGACGGTGTATGGGGTGTCCGTCCTCGCAACAAAGAGCAATCGTTTGGGCTCGATTTACTGATGAATCCGGATATACCCATCGTAACTCTAGTTGGTAAGGCTGGTTGTGGTAAGACGCTAATGGCGATCGCTTCTGGATTAGAACAAGTACTAGAGCAAAAGAGATACAGCCGCCTGGTGGTGTCACGCCCTGTTCAGCCGCTCGGGAAAGACATCGGGTATCTTCCAGGGACACTAGAAGAAAAGATGACTCCATGGCTGGCTCCTATCGAGGACAATTTAAAATACTTGATGGGAAATGACAAAGATGTGTTGGATATGTACGTTGATAAGGGGCTCATCGAAATCGAAGCACTAACCTATATAAGAGGCCGCTCAATTGCGAATGCTTATATTGTAATAGATGAGGCACAAAACTTAACAAGTCACGAATTAAAGACTATAATTACAAGAGTCGGTGAAGGAACCAAAATCATATTGACCGGAGACGTGGAACAGATTGACAATGCATACATAGACGAGACCTCAAATGGTCTAACCTATGCTATTGAAAAGTTCAAAACACACGATTTATCTGGTCACATTACACTCAAAAAGGGAGAGCGTTCCCGAGTAGCAACACTGGCATCGAAGGTACTATGACAAAAGAAATAGAAGAACTGGAAACAAATCCAGCATTGGAACAGAAAGTAATAGGAACAACAGGCTTAAAAGATCTTGTTGTGAATTATATCGGAGAAAAACTGGATCCAGAAAACGAAGAAGTGACTTTGGAGATGACGATCAACACATTTGCATCGGAATTCCCTGAGTTTCTTCTAACTGTGGCCGAGGAAAATTGGATGCGGGGCTACGCCCAAGGCTTAGAGGATTCTACAGCTAACGAGGAAGACACCTCCACCGAAGAAACTCCCCCCCCGACGTAGATACACAGGTGCAATCAACAACAAGCTATAGCCTTTACGGAATTCCAATTCTGTTTAAAGACTCATTTATAGAGCCAGTAGATTTGACATATGTCATAGATGAAATAGAGAACCGCGTGCCCAGAACCCTGTTCTATGGCATTGATACTATTGTTATTGGAGAATTTGAGGACTTCGTCGAGAAGAACACAAACGCCAAATATGAAAATGGTTCCATTATAGTTTCAAATCAGCAAGATGATGAAGATGACTTGATAGATGACATTGTGCATGAGACGGCCCACGCGGTAGAAGAGTCTGATCCTGGATTTCTTTATTCGGATGGCAAAATAGAGGTCGAATTCTTAGGGAAGAGAAAGAGATTATTTCACTTGCTTAAGCAAGAGTTTAGTGGTAAGATGAATATATGGGCAAAACAGTTTCTAAATCCCGAATACAGTGCTCAATTTGACAGGTATTTGTACGAAGTGTTAGGGTACCCCTTGTTAACCAGTTTGTCCATGGGGCTATTCGTATCTCCGTATGCTATAACATCCCTCAGGGAGTATTTTTCTACTGGGTTTGAAGAATATTTTTTAAAGGATCGAAACTACTTAAAGAACATAAGCCCTGCGATCTATAATAAGATAGAAGGCTTACTGGAGGACGAAAATTGATGAAAATAGACATAGAAGAAAAAGAAGAACTAATGTATGTGAGTGTTGAGCTTCCTGCGATCGATACATCTAGACGCCTAGATGGAAACAATAGAGAGATCTGGTTCGGTACAGCAGACTTAATCACGGAGCTTGAATCGCGAGGCGTCGAGACAGAATTGCTGAAGTGTGTGCAAGATTGCCATAGCGTGCACAATGTCAGCGAAACTGGTCGGAAAAATACTTGGGTTTTCACCCGAGCCACGAAATCTAAATCAGCCCCAACAACAGAACAAACGAGTATTAATGCAAGTACAGCAAAAAAACGATCTACATCCAAAAAAACAAGAAAATAAAAAGAAACACATATCATATTCAGAGTTGAAGAATTGGGCGACATGTCCTCATTATCACAAGCTCGTTAATTTAGACAAATTGCGAGCTTTTGAGGGTAATGAATATACTTCCTTTGGTACAGCCCTTCACGAAACTTGTGAAAAACTGATTCTAAAAGAAACAACAGAACCAGGGAAATACTTCTTGGGTTCTTTTGAGAAGCAGCTAGAAAAGCTGCCATCCACCGTTTTAGAAACCATGGATAAAGATCGTGTTTCACAAATGGAGACGCAGGGGCAGGTGCTATCAAAGATGGCTATTCCGGCCCTACATGACTATTTTGGTGAGTTTGAATATGTCTCCATTGAAGAGCAACTATATGAGAATATTGAAGAATTTTCTAATGCACCATATAACTTCAAGGGGTATATTGATTTAGTGGTTAAAACCCCAGACGGCAAACACCACATCATCGATTGGAAGACCTGTTCATGGGGTTGGGATTCGCGCAAGAAGAATGATAAGATGATTACATATCAATTGACATTCTACAAATATTTCTGGTCAAAGAAACACAATGTTCCCCTCGACCAGATAGAAACTCACTTTGCACTCTTAAAGAGAACAGCAAAAAATAACCAAGTAGAACTATTCCGTGTTACGAGCGGAAATAAAAAAATCGATAATGCCCTTAAATTATTGACAAAAGCACTATACAATATCAACAATAAGAACTTTTTGAAGAATAGACTCGGATGCAAATCCCCATGGGGATACTGCGAGTTCTATAATACTGAACACTGTACGTGAAGGATTAAGTTATGACTAAGAAGCATAAAATACTGACGCTAGGAGATCACCCGCTATCACCCTCTGGGGTGGGAACTCAAACTAGATACTTTATTGAGGGACTCCTTAAGACCGGCCGTTATCAGGTGCTTTCGATCGGCGGCGCCATAAAACATGAAAATTATAATCCCATCAAGACCGAAGAATGGGGCGATGATTGGGTCATTCACCCTGTTGATGGGTATGGCACCAAAGAAGCTATACGCGGAATTCTGCGTGCAGAAAGACCGGACGTGCTTTGGTTTATGACTGATCCGCGTTTTTGGCGCTGGCTGTGGGAGATTGAAAATGAAATACGACCATTGTGTCCCATGGTTTATCATCATGTGTGGGATAATTATCCTTATCCTATTTTCAATAAAAAATATTATGATTCAAATGATCATATTGTAACGATATCCAAGGTGACTGATGATCTTGTACGCACGGTTTCTCCGGACGTTCCGTGCACCCGCATCGGGCACGTTGTTCCGGACGTGTTTCAGCCATATTCTGCTGAAGAGGTCGCTGGGTTTAGAGAGGGGAGTCTACATGAAGACCCCACACAGAGCGAACGAGTTATTTTCTTCTGGAACAATCGCAATGCCCGACGCAAACAAAGTGGATCCTTGATCTACTGGTTCAAAACTTTCTTGGACGAAGTGGGTCATGACAAGGCTATGCTGTTGATGCACACAGATCCAAAGGACCCACATGGGCAAGATCTTGAATATCTCATTAAAAACCTTGGGGTGAATAACGGGCAAGTAATGCTCTCAACACAAAAGCTTGATCAAAAAACACTGGCCCTAATCTACAATATGGTTGATTGCACCATTAATGTTTCAGAAGGCTTTGGGCTCTCAACTCTGGAATCGTTGGCATGCGGCACTCCAATTATTGCCACTATGACGGGAGGGCTCCAAGAGCAAGTTACCGACGGAAAGAGCTGGTTCGGGATAGGAATGGAACCCACATCTAAGGCTATCATAGGATCTCAGGATATTCCTATGATCTATGAAGACCGCCTTTCGGAGGAAGTTGTTGTTAAAGCTTTGGTAAAAATGTTTAATAAGACAAAGAAGCAACGCACTGCGATGGGAAAGCGAGGCCGCAAACACGTTTTAAAGAATTACAATTTCGATGAAACCATGAAGGTTTGGGATGAACTAATGCAAGAAGTTATCGAGACTAACGGTTCTTGGGACACTAGAAAGAATTATAAGAGCTGGCGCTTTGAGAGGATTAAAATAGCAGCATGAGAAAAAAAGTAATAGTTAGGGGACCTGCCTTGTCGCGCAGTGGTTATGGCGAACAGACTAGATTTGCTCTTAGATCTCTAAGGAGGTTTGAGGAGCGTTTCGATATCCACCTTATCAACGTGGGATGGGGACAAACTAGTTGGCTAGCATTAGATGATGAAGAACGCCAGTGGCTTGATCACTTGATCCACAAGACGATCGTCGCAAATCAACAACCCAACCCTCAATATGACATATCGATTCAGATTACCATTCCCAATGAGTGGGAAAAGATTGCAGCTTACAATATTGGTTTCACAGCCGGGATTGAGTGCACCAAAATAGCCCCAGTTTGGGTTGAGAAATCCAATATGATGGATAGGATTGTGGTTGTATCTAATCATGCAAAGTTTGGTTTTGAGAACACCATGTACCATGCCGAAAACAAGGAAACCGGTGAACAACATCCTGAGTATAAGTGCAATACCCCGGTCACGGTAGCTGGGTTTCCTGTACGGGAGATCACTCCAGCGATACCTGAGATAGAATTAGAAACGGAAAACAACTTTCTGTTTGTTGCACAAAATGGCCCACGGAAAAATCTTGAGAATACTATAAAATGGTTTGTTGAAGAATTTAAGGACGACGCCACGACCGGACTTGTCCTCAAGACCTTTTGCATGGATACTTCAATCATCGACCATGAAAGAACCACGGACCTAATACGGAGGGTAATCGCCTCTACCAAGATTCCTGCGAAAGATGTCAAGTGTAGTGTTTATGCACTGCATGGAGAGATGACCGAAGAGGAGTTACACGGACTTTATTGTCATCCAAAAATGACAGCACTTATTAATATTGCACACGGTGAAGGCTTTGGGCTCCCCCTGTTCGAGGCAGCCTGTTCGGGACTTCCGGTTGTGACTATAGACTGGGGCGGCCAGATGGATTTCTTATATGCTCCAAAAAAGAAAAAGGGCACTAATAAAACCAAGGCGCGTCCTCACTTTATTCGCGTTGAGTATGACTTAATGCCGGTACAAGAAGAGGCACTCTGGGAAGGCGTAATCATTCCTCAGGCAATGTGGGCTTTTGCTCGCGAGAGATCATACAAGAAGGCTTTGCGCAACACCATTGCTGAACACAAAAGACACCTAAGTGCTGCTAAGAAGCTAAAAAAGTATGTTACTAAAAGGTTCTCATTCGAAAATCAAAGTCAGATTTTCGCGGATGCCATTTGGGCAGGTGATGCTACTGCTATTGCTACAGAACCGATGCAAGTCCAGACGTTTGAATAACAGCCTGTATGTATGTTCTAATAGCTGATTTTTTTAAAGAAGACGTTCCAGGCGGCGGAGAGATCGTGAATGATGAGATTCTGGCGTCACTTTCCGAGAATCACTCTGAAGAGATACTAAGAATTCACAGTCACCTAGTGACGTTACCCTTCATCGAAGGACATACAGGATCCAATTTCATTATTGGTAATTTTTTGAACTTGTCCCCAGCCAGCCGGCGCCGTCTACAACAAGAGCGATACATCATATATGAACACGATCACAAATATCTAAAGACACGCGACCCATCAGTATTCCCGGAATTGCTCGCTCCCCGAGAGCAGATAGTTAATGAGTCATTTTATAGGAATGCCTTAGCAGTCGTGTGTCAAAGCAAGATGCACGCTGAAGTTGTGTTTAAGAATACGAACCTAAAAAACGTAGTTAATGCCGCCGGCAATCCGTGGCCCGAAGAGCATCTAGAAATAATAGAAGAACATCTCAGCACTCCGAAAAAGAGTATATGTGGCATCATGGACTCACCTAACCGGGTTAAAAATACCGAAGGGGCAATACTGTTCTGCAAA